CTGTTGAAGTGTTTTTTCTAATAACACTATACTCTACAGAGAAATCACCGTCGCTGACATCAGACATATTATATCCTGTCATAGTTAATTCATCATCTGCTCAATCAAACAGATAGCATTTTCAGTTCTCTGGAGTTTTCTTTATACTTCAAATCTTATCCTCAAACTCATATTGTCAAGTTACAGGATTTATTATAGGTGTGCTACGCATAGCGTATTGTATAGCTTCGTCTTTGTTAGGGATTAGTTGCCCAGAGCCTTGCATTCGTCTTTTTAGTTTTAAATAATTTCTCATGGATAGTGTTGTGTTATATATAAATAACTTATCATATTGTTTGGTAGTTTAAAGTACCACTTGCTCAATTTACATAAATAGTATCCATAGAAGCGTCAAATAACTGAGGAGTCTCCGTAAGCATAGTAGCATAATCAGCTCAAGCGCTATCAGTAGATAACTTTACACCATCAGCTTCTGTCCATAGAGTCAAATAAGTTATATTTGTAACATCTATTTCTTGTCGTGTCCCGTCTAAAGTAACGTTTTTGAATTTAATGTTTGCCATTGTTTAATAAATTAGTATTTAAAATGCTTTGTTTCTTTATAGCTATTTGTTTTGTTAAATCAATTATCGTGTTGATATAGCTGTTCTTTTCCAAGTATCTGTTGCTGTACATACATATATATAGCTATCATCATGAGCAATATCTCACTTAGTTCCAGTAGCACTTGCACTAGCAGGTGTCTTTTGTGTTGCTACATTTATAGTATCTCATGTTATTCCTAAGTCTCATCATCGTGTTAGTTGTCATGACAACGAATACAGTCTGTTTGTTGTTGTATATGGTGCTTGGTTTGTATCACCTATATACGCAGAATGGCGTCAACCGTCTAAACTGATTGTTGTGTTATCGTAATTTGTAGATGTTCAAGCATCGAAATCTCATAAGACAGCAGCTCAAGAACTTTGTGACAACGAATCCGCTAACTTAACCTTCAATAATCAATTTGTGTAACATGTCGAACCGTCTCAATCTATTCTTATAGAATGTCAATCACGTTTTTGTGTTATACTTATTCATGCTCATTCTCATGCAGAAGAACCTATAGCCATGCTATTAATCTTTATTCAACTGTTCGTCCCTGCTCATCAGTTCTCTTCAACAGTCATGTCTATTCATACATAATCATATGCAGAATTATCATTAAACGTTGTTCACATACTTATTCATGTTGTATTAGCAGTAGCGTCTGTATTAGAATTATTTATTTCTATACCTGTTCAAGATGTGTCTGCTATGCTGTCACCTCGAGCTAATGCTCCTCAACCTGCAGCCCCTCCATCTTGCCAAATGCCTCGGTTACTTCAGTCGTGTACAAACTCATAAACTTCGTCTGTTAACATGTTTTTGATTACTGTACTTCATTGCTTAACATCAAACGCTGTAGTATCGTAGTTTCTTACAATAAATCTATCTCAAGCAGAAGCTCATGTAGTAGAAAGTATTACTGAAGCTGACCCCATTTGTGATATGTCTTGATACATTTTACTTGAATCTACTGTTAGTGTTCTATCGCTCTCAATTCATGTTTTAGCGTATCAGTATAATCAACCAATATCTCAAGTTCATCATCCTCCTCACGCTTTCCATTGCATCCCTCAAGATACTGTATTATCTGCAGTAAGCACATATCAATTAACAGGAGCAGTAAACGATTTAAGATGGGCTTCTGTTACAACATTCCCTGCTATTGTTAATACTCAATCTCAAGTTACATCTCAAGTATGGGTAGCGTTAGTCACTTTAGCAGTATTAGCTACAACAGTTGTGTTATTAGTAACCTCTGTATCAAAATCACTGATTGTACTAGCTGTTTGTGTGCCTGTATGATTAGCTCTGTTTCTATCTGCACTATGATAGTGTAATGTACTGTCTCAACCGTCTGTTAAATCAGTAGCATTTGTGTCTGATATATTATTAGTCTCTGCTCATGTTTCTATTCATGATAATTTAGTCTTTTCTGTAGCTGAATATTGTTTATATGTTACTCAATCTGCTATATCATCTTGGTTTAATACAACTACTCATGTTTCTCAGTTTACACTATCAACAGCTCATCCTCCTGCAACAGTTTGTCGTGAAGATGTTCCATCTCAATCTTCTCTAAGGAATTTAGTTCAACCAGTTTCTCAAGTAGATTTAATAGCTGTCCCTTCTGGAGTTCACCCTGCGTTGTCATCTACATATTTCTTAGTAGCTGGTTCGTAATCAGCGTCTGGAGTAAACGAAGTAGTATTATCTAATTCTAATACATTAGCTTTAGTGGCTAAAGTAGAAAGGTCTTGGTCTCAAGTATTAGTTCAACTTGTATTTCATATAATTACTTTCTCAGCGTCAGTACAATATTTCTTGTCTGTGACTTCTGTTAAATCTCATGTATCTAATACAACTACTCAAGTTTCTCAGTTTACACTATCAACATCTCAACCTCATGCAGGTGCTTCCCAAGAACCATCAGCTCTAAGAAAGTTTGTAGTACCTCATCCTAATTTAGGTAAGAACCCATGTTTAGATGTGGTAGCATCGTTTGTTGTTATATCTGTTGTTGCTATAGTTACATCACTTATTGTTTGGTCTCAAGTATTAGTTCAACTTGTATTACCTATAACTACCTTTTCAGCATCGCTCACATAGTTATCATCACTTCATAATGAAGATGCCTTACCATCTAATGCTGTTTGCGTGGCTGTAGATATAGGTTTATCTGCATCGCTTGTATTATCTACATTCTCTAATCAAACCTCAGTAGCTGTAACACTATGTGGGTTTCAAGATGTTGTTCATCTATGAGTTGTGTTTAAACCTATAGCAGTTTCGTTAGTAACTATCTTATCTAGTTCTGTTTGTGTAGCTTTAACGTAGGTGCTACCGTTGGAAATATCGTCTAGAGAGTCGTTAGTTTTGTCAAACGCATTAGTTACCTCCGTTGCATCTAAACCGTCTTTTACGTACTCTTTTACTTCAAGAGCAGTAACTCTTTCTGCTATTCATTCTGCTACTGGTTCTACTACCGCTATATCTGTATCTAGTATAGCTGCACGTACACTTAGTTCTGAAATTTTCTTTTTAGTTCAAGCCATAGGTTGTTATGTTATTGGTTAAATCTTGGTCCATGTTGTTGGGGTTGTTGGCGTTGTCTTATCCCAATCTGTAGGATTACCTTCTGTCATAAGGAGAGTGTCGTCATCTAATGCCCCCCATTGCAGTAAATCATCTTCCTCATCTCATCGAGCAAGGCTAACTTCTCATCTCCATATCACTTGGTCTTCTGTTCGGTTAGTTGTTGCCATTTACTATTGTTATTATTGAGTTAAATTTGTTGTTCATGCTATTGCTCATGCTTTAGCTACAGTATTTATAGTTTGTTTCACTTGATTTGGTTTAAATCATTGTGCATATTTACTTAAATCCTTAACTGGGTTCTTTACTAAAGAACTTACTCATTTTATTAACGCCTCAATAGCTCAAGGTTTAGATGGATATAGTTCTCCAATAGCTTTCTTAAACGAGTTAGGTCCTAATAGCGAATCCATAATAAAGTTAGTAGATATAGCCTCTCCTAATAAATCGTCTGATGTGTATCCAAGTTCTTTTAATAACTTAAATAATTGTTGTACGTTTTCTTGGCTTTCTGGATGCGTAAGGTCTCTTATAATCTTGTAAGATTTAGCTCCTCATTCAGATGAAACCTTTTCTAGCATCTTCTTAAGTTCTATAAGTTTCTTATATTCAGCTCTATTAGTAGCGTACCCTGCAGCAACATCATCTACTTTAGTAGTAGCTTCGTTAGCCATCTTTCAGAATACTGATTTCAATGGTCCTCCTTTCATGTTGTGTGTGGCAGCTCTTAGTTCTTTAGCAAACTTATCTAATCATCTCATAGTATCGTAATGTCATAGACTCTTTATTCAGTTAAGTTCTTTAGCTATATTATTAAGTTCTGTTCATTTTCATTCTGTCTTAGCTATATTGCCTATAACCTTTCGTTTCCCTTTAACCTTTGTAAACACTGCGTCTATATCAGCTTCCTTTAACGCTCTGTTTAGAGATTTTACATCGTCATCTAATTTATGTGCATGTCATTTAAGGCTTTGTTGTATCTTTCACATCTTACCTCATTCTCATACCAAATCCTTATTAACAGCTGTTAATGAATCATCAATCTTATCTGTTATAGTATGGATAGGGTTCCTCAATCAAGGAGTATCTCTAAACTCTATTGTTTTCTTTCACACATCATCTAAATAATCTTTACTTACATTCTTAACAGAAGCTTGTTTATATTTATCCATCCCTTTAACTGACCTTCCTATACTACCTATAGCTTCTCACAAAGCGTTACCAGCTATTCATAGCCCTCATGCTAGTGCATATTGTCATAAAGAAGACACTTCTCATTGTGCAGTAGCATCATATGCAACTTGTCCTGCTAATCATGCAGCTAGAGGTTTAGCTATCCATTTAGATATTTTAGGGTATTGTTTTACTAGGTTATTTAGTTGTCATATATTTCACATCTTAGATAATAACGCAGTAGTAGCCATCGCACTCATACCTATCTCAGTAGCTATCTTACCAGCATTAAACCATCAATCTTTCTTTACTCATAGTTCTTCTATTTTATCACTTAGCTTTATTTCATCTCCCCATTCTTGTCATACAAGACTTCAAGCGAACCCAGCTACGTTAGCAGGTACATCTCATATAGCACTAACAGCTCAACCTATAACAGAAGGAGCAGCCCCCATATCACCAAAAGCCACATCAGAGAAAGTTTTCCCTGCTTGCGCTTGTTGGTAAGCATCTATAGCTTCATCTCAAAACACCTTTCTAGCTCATGCTCTTATACCTTCAGCTACTTTAGTATTTTGCAGTTTGTCTCCCATTCTATCTAACCGATTTTTTTCTTTAATATTAGTTTTTGCAGTATTTGAAGAAGACTCCTGAAAGCCTTCTAACTTCATTCATCTGTCTAGCATTCTTTTAATAACGATATTCTTGTCTATACCTTTAGAATCTGCGTCCTTCAAAATTTCTCTTATTCTGTCTTTACTAACAAAATTATCGTCAGCTTGTTTAGAGTAGTTTTGGTAACCTCATATTTGTTGTAATGCCATTTGTTTAGTATTATAAATTAAATTAATCTCAGTACGATTTAAGTGGACCTCTATACGAATTATTTATTATTCAATCAATCGAATCTCACATAATATCATCTATATAGTTGTTTATAGGATTCTCTTCGTTCTGTTGTTCTTCTCAATAAAAGAACTCATATACATCATCTGCTCATAGCTGTTGTCTCACCTTATCGTTTAAGAATGTTTTAGAGTTCATCTCTGCGTTTCTAGCTAATCATTCTATATTGATAAGAGACAAGTCAGGGTTTTTCCTTAGCGTAGGTAACAACTTCCTATAGTCTCTTGCTTCTTGTTCTCATATAACAGCTCAAGTTCTTTTTCTAGCAAATACATCTAAATAATCAGCTAATTGTTGTCATAATACAGCGACATCTCTATCAATTCATGATTCTCAGAATTTCTGTCTTATCGCTTCTACATTACCCTCTAAATAATCTGTGAAATCATCACCAAGCTTTTCTTTTAATGCGTTAAATGTAGTTTCAAATCATGCCATAACTGTTGTCATTTGCTCTGCTTCTGCTATATCATTCTTAACTGGTGTTGGCAATCATTCTCTAACTATATTATTTATAAGTCATTGTGCTAAGTCTAGTCTACCGTTATCTACTAATTCCTCTATTCTTGCTCTTAATGGTTTCTTACTATCTACAGCTAAATCTGTGAAATCTATTAATGATTTAACTGCTCATATGGCATCACTTTTTAACGCTTTGTTAGACCTACCAGTTGGTTTCTCACTATATCATAAATTAGTTATATCCATATTAGAATCTGCTTTTGCCAACCCATTTGCTAGTTTATTAGGGTCAACGTTTTTAAGCAGCGTATCTCAAGTAGCTCATGTATATTCCTGTATCACACTTAAGTAGTTGCTGTTAGAGCTACCTGTATATTTTCTTACAAAATCTGTCATATTCATATTAGGGTCATAGCTTGAACTGTTTCAGCTGACCATTCTCTTTGTGAAATCTCTTAACGCTCTAGCTCAATCTTCTTCTGTATCAAACACATAATATTCTCTTCAGTTTGGAGATGTATATGTACCTATAGCACCTATATTACCTCAATATGTAATTTTACCATCTGCAGACTTAAATCAATCAGCTGTTATATTTCAAGGGTTGTTTGTATCCTTACCAGCGTTATTAGGGTTGTTTCTTACGAGGTCCATTTCTAATTGGAATCATTCTCAATTTTCGTTTCATAATATAAGTTGATGATTACCGTATTTATCTAATCAATACACATTCCCGTCGTATTCTAATGTCTGTGCAACCTCAAATCATTCTGGCATATTCTTTTTAAATTTAAGATAATCTTTAATCCAGTCTGCTGTGTCTAACGAATCTATCTGCGATTCTGTCGCTTTAGATATATCCATCTTCTCTAAAAGGCTCATTTGTTGTGTTTCTATCCTATCTTGTTTGTCTAAATCTCTTTCAAATAAACTCCAACTTTTATCAAACGCCTCTTTAGTGATACCTAACTTAGCTTGTAGCATCTTCTCGTCTTTAGCGTCTTGAGTTTGCTTATCTTTAAGATATAGACTATAGTTAGTTTGTGCTGCTTCTATATCAGCAGTTAACCCACTTTGTACTCTATTAGCTTCAGCTACCAATCAATCTCTTTCGTTTTGTAGTTCTTTATTAGCTTTAGCTGTTCTAGCTCTTATATATCATTCAGAAGCTCAATCTCATAGTTGTTTTCTTATATCTGTTTCCATATCGCTCATTTGTTGGTCTAGTTTCTCTAATGATTCTACTCTATCAGCTAAATCATCTTTCTTCTCTCTTATAGCGTCTGTATCCATAAACTTGTCATATACTTCTTTGCTAGTTTCTCATCCTTTGCTATCAAAATAAGCGTCCAACTGTGCAGTTACAGCATCTGTATATGATTCCATTATATCTTTCCCTCATATCATACTATCTATTACAGCTTTATTGTTTATGTCATTCATATATTTGTTATATGCATCTGGGTTAGACTCTTGTAATATCTCTAAATCAGTAGACGATAAAGAACTTAAATCTCATCCTGCCATAGTCTGTCTTGCTACCCTTTCTCTTGCTACTTGGTTAAAGTAATCATCTAGTGTTTTCTTCTGCACAGCATCCCTTTCTCAATAATGGAACATACTGTCAAAAGTCCCCCTGTTTCTAAATAACTCAGGATTAGATGCTTTATACGCTGTTAGATTGCTGACTATCTCATCTTGTCTGTTTTGTGTGTCTAAATTGAAGTCAGGTTGACCTTGTGAGTTAGGATTTGCTATATTTACACCCTTAACACGTGAAGTTTGTGCTTGTCACTGTCAAGAAATGTTGTTTTTTTGTATGTTTCAGTTATTAGCTGAAGAAGTGTCAGCTGATGCTCTTTTTTCGTTCAATCTAGCCACTCTTGCACGTTGTCATTCAGCTCATTGTGTAGCTGTGCTACTAGAATATTGTTTCTGAAAATAACTACGTCAAGCGTCATATTGTTTCTGGTTAATCTTACCAGCATCTAGCGCTGTTTGTAGTTGTGCTGTTTTAGTTTCTAAATCATTTGTAGCCATTATAATGTTATTATATTGTAAATATTATTACTTCATCCTCCTCATCATCATCCCATAGTTGTATTGTTAATAATTAAACAGGTCAATTCATTATCCTATATTTATATCAATTGTTTCACACAAAACATAAGTATGTATATCAGTAGTTTGCATCTTCAATTGCTGGTGCCCACATATATCATTTCTTGCTAACACCCACGGATGAGCTTCATCAAAACCAATTATCTGCAAGATATGTCCTTCTTTTATATCAATTCTCATCTATATAATATATCCTTCTGTGGTCACCTCCATCATCTAACCGCATATATCAAGATTTACTTGTTCATATAAACGATGAATATGATGCGTCGTTATCTATTAAATGTTCGTATCAATTTCAATCTACATAATGTATATTAGCTCACTCTATCCATAACGCTCATTCACTTCCTGTATGTTTAGAGTTCCATGATGTGTCGTAGTTACTCCATGTTATGTTTGTAGATGCGAGTTGGTCTGTATCAGCATACATCGCTATTGTTCCTGTTCAGTTGGTTTCAAACTCATCATAATCTATCCCTGCGTATGAATATCATGTGTACCATCATCAACCTGCTGCTAATGTCTGCGAACCAAAGCTATATGTCCAAACATTCCCTCATGGCATCAAGAACGCTATCTTTAGCTCAGCTGTAATAACTGCTCACGTATTGTTTGTCCGTTCTGCTACTGCTACCACTATCTCATGTCAATATCTATAGCCAGTTAGGTTTGTAGGAGCAGCATTTGTTCTTCTATATGCACTTCATTGGAAGAATGATGTAGGTTCAGATGGATTAAAGTCTTTCCCTGTAATTTCAAACGTAGTACCGTTTTGATTATCTACTCCAGTTCATAGTTGGAAATATGTTGCAGTTAAAGCCATTATATATAGTTAATTAATATAAATTAGTTCACACAGGTATCTTCATCTTCCCAGAGAATCATACCGCTGAACTACTACCGAATACCACTAACCCATTTGTATATATAGCTCAAGCGTTTCCATATAGTGTTGCAGAGTTACCGCTACTATCATAAAACGTTATCTCGTTGTCTGAATTTATAACTACCCTTTGTCAAGATGATGCTGTTTGTAGCGTAGCACCTGTTATCGTTCAAGATGTGATAGTTCCTATATCAGCAGTTATAGCCGATAGTTGGCTTACATTCATTTGGTTAGCCGTTATTGTATTAGACGCTATCTCGTTCGCTGTTATTGTGTTGGCAGCTATGTTATCTGCAGTTATAAACACTCAATTACCTAATGTTCAGAATGCTTGGAACTGTGCGTCTCATCAACTTTGGTCTTTAGCTACACATATTAATATCTTATCTGCGCCCACAGATGTTTGTGGACTAGTTGTTGTTTTAAGTATAGTTGTTCAATCATAGTATATATAGGTCACTCAACTCATATTTCATGTGTTTCAAGAACTTACAGTATATGTAGTTCAGTCAGCTAGATAGATACTTCATCATCCCCAAGCTACTGTGTCACTATCTGTAGCAGAGAATACCAAACTCATACTCCATCATACTAAATCTGTTGACCCTCATCACCCTCATCCTTCTGGGATATTTATTACTGACTCGGTAGCGTCTAACGGCGCTTCTCAAAATCATGGTATATTGTTTCATACCTCTTCCTCAGTATATGATTCAGGTGTGTAGTTTATCCCTGTGTCTACGAAATCAGTCATTATTTCTTTATTGCTAATGCGTTAAAATCAATCTCATACACAGCCAAATCACTATCAGAAGCACTATCTATTAACTCAATCTTAAACTGTATAGAATTATATTCTATAGCTTTACGTAGAGTATATATATTAGTTTTCCCTGTTATGTTTAATGTGTTTCAGTACTGGGTAAAAGCAGCTCAGTTTATAGAAACATATAGTTTTACATTTGCAGTATCAGTTATTCATCTAGCGTCAACCTTTATCTCGTTTGTCAACACATCGTCTGTTCAGTAATTGAATACTCTACTATATACTTCTCCGTCATTGAATGTTGTTGTTCATATTTTGTATACTGATGTGTCTGTTCTATTATAATATACAATACTTCAATCATCGTAATCAGTAGCCAATGCTCCTATATCATCATTCTCTAATATACTAGTATATCATAACGGGAACATAGCAGACTCTCTTCAAATCTTACATATAGACGTCTTGCTAGATAAATATATATATCATTGCCTTGTAGCCCAAGTAGAATTTCAAGTCTGTTTATCTACTAATCATTGAAACGCGAACTTTTCTGCGTCTGTTCAATATAACGAATTATCTAAACCAACTCTTTTTTTCTCTAGTTTGTAGTTAGGATATACCCCCATATAAAAAGAACTTAAATCAACATCCGTTCCTCATACAAGTATATCAGTATTTCATATAGAAAAACCAAATCTTAGTTCTTCTCATATAGATGTTTTACTATGGTAGTTGTCTGTTATCCCATCTCGTAATAATATATCTCAGTTTATAAGAAAAATTCTCATTGAACCTTGATTAGCTCATATTCATACAATAGTCTCTGGTGATGTTAACACATCATCTGTATATACGTTACTAGCGTCTAAAGTAGATATTGTTTTATCAGTAACTACATATAGTACCCCTCAAAACTCTTTAGAAAATACACTACTTCATGTATATGTAGCATGACTCCATGTTGTATATGGGTCTCGATTGGTTTGTGAGTACGCGTCTGATTCTAGCATATAGTTAACAACTCAACCTGCCCATGAATATAACTTACTGTTGTATACTACCGCATGTGCTATCTCTGAAGTCATTGCTGTACTTAAAGCTGTTCAGTCCTCGTTTACAGGAAGATGTCCCCAGAAAGCGTTCTTATATTCATTTCAACTCCTTAATTTTATTATCTCTAATATGTTTCAACACCCTCAAGGCACCTCAAACATCTTAGTCGTTGTTTTTCATAATGTTATCTTCTCATGGTCTGCTTCGATATTCTTACTATATACAAACTCTCACTCCTTTGTCACAGAAGTTAAATCGCTTAATCATCAATATCGTTTGTTTATTTTTACCATTATTTATACATGTTTCAATTAGGTAAAACCGCCTCCATAAAACTATTATCTCTATTAGATATTTGTTTAATCATATCTTTTTTAGCTATTGCATATTCATTCTTAGCGTCATTCTTTAAATCTATTAACCCTCTTGCTTGATATACATAAGGTTTAGCTCACATAACCAACATAGGTATAAACTGTCTAATATCAGAATGGTCTGGGAATATATCAGTTTCTACATCAGTAACAGTTAAATCTATAAGATTCACTATACCTCAAACAACCAATCATTGGTTAACATCCTCACTAGGTGTAGGATATATAAATAACGAACTGTCTTTTAAATCAAAGAACCCTCAACTTGCAGGAGTTAACGCTTCTAGCACATCTTTTGCACTATCGAACAACTGTATACTTTCATGAGGTATTTTACTGAAATATTCTTGTTCGTTTGTTCGTTTAATCTCTATCTGAGTAATCTTTTTAAATCATTGTGTAGTAGCTGTGCTAGGTTCAAAAGTATATTCACCTTGTCAGTCAACAACATTAGTCTTTCGTCTTTGATAGAAAAAACTTTCATTAACTTTAGTAGTTATTGTGTTCTCTATATCGTGGTAAGAAAGATTGATATACATCAATAGCTCAGCATCATCCATCTGCGATACTTCTACATAACATTGCTTCCTTAATAGGTCTATAATTTGTGCTACAGTCATTGATATTATTTTTTACGTTTAAATGCTTTCTTGAATCATTCGCTTGTCTTTATTTTATTCTTTTCTGCAGTCTTTGCAACTTCGTCAAGCACTACCTCTCAAGTTGGTGTTAAAATACAACCTTCTCATGCATCTACTGCTTTTTTAGCTCGTTCTGCGTCTGCTGCTGAATGAATGTACCCGTTTAGTGATTTGAATATAACTGTTTCCATTGTTTCTATAATAAATAATTAAAAACTTCTAACTGTTTATTAAGGAAGAGGAGCAGCAGCCCCTCTGGAATCCTATGTATGTTTACATGTAACAATTCTTTTTGAATTTTCAGCAAATACTTTTGAGTCATATACCATTTCTCATAGTAATTTTGCGTAGAATCCGTTTGGAGAGTCTGTAATTTTGAATTTAGTCATTTGAGCAACCATATTGATAGAGTTTCTATCGAAAGCTACTAAATGGTTAGCAGGTGCGTTGTTTGTTTTCAAGATTTTGAATCCACTCATCATACCTACAAATCCTTTAAGTCTTACATCTAACCCTTCTTTTGTACCATCAAATTCTGGAGCTTGTCTAATCAAAGACGCATTCGCAGGTGTTACGAATAATACTCTATTTTCAGAAGGAACGTTTTGTGTGTCTAATTGTACACTCATTTCTTCTAAGTAAGAATAGATGTTTGCTTTAGTCAATGTTACTGCAGCTGATTCATGAAGCTTATTAGCTGTCAAAGCGTTAGTATAGTTACTAATCACTTCAGAATCAACCAATTCAGCTCTTCCGATAGCGATATTAGCAGCTAGTTCTGACATAACATCAATATTAGCTCTAACTTTTTCAATGTCTGCTATTTTGTAACCTATAACTGCTACTTTTGTAATTTGGAAGTTTTCTTTAGTCATTGTCATATCTGTGATAGCAATGTCTCCACCAGCTGTTGCACCAGTAGTCCAAGTCACAGAAGGCATCATTTGTACAGTTACTGTATCCCCTGATTTTTTAAGTTCTCCTTCGTATTTTGTAGAAGCAAAAGGGTATATAATAGTAGCGACATTAAGATGTCTTATAATTTCTTTTTGGAGTTTGTTCTCCATAGTTATTGTATTTGCCATTTTCTTGTAAATAAATTAGTTAAAAACTAACTAGACAAGTGTAAGCGCTCATGATTCTATCTTTTCCATAGTCCTAGCATACTCTGCATCGCTCAGAGAATATAATTTCTCTTCTGTGATAGATGTCTTGCTATTACCAACGTCTCAAGCAACTCATACCATAGTCATAGTGCTAGTGTCAGCTGTTGCTGCAGGGTCTTGTCATGCAGGCGTTAGTTTCAGAGCTTCCTCCATAGATAAAGAAGGATGTGCTTCCATCATACTTTTAAGAGAGTCATTAATAGAGTCTTCTCAATGTTTTCTGATAAACGCTTCTTCTTCTTTAATACTTGCTAACTTCTGTTCAACAATCTTCTCTACATCCACAGCCCCGTTTTCTACAACGGATGTTGTATCAACTGCGTTTTTCTTCATAGAAGATTTGTATCTTCCTTCTCGCTTTTGTGCTTCTGCTAGAGCTTTGTCTAGTTCAGCTTTGCTTACCACTTCTTCATCTGGATTCGTTGCAACTCCCCCATCTGCTCCTGTAGTCTGTTCGTCAACAGTTTTTTTTTGCTCGTCAGCAACAATAGTTTCATCAACCATTAGTATAAAGTTAGAATTTAAAAGTGGCTCTTACTATAACCACGGAAGCCTAAGCCGCTAAGCTTTGACTGAATTGATTGTTTTTACAACTGGTCTCAATAGTCAACCTGTGTAGAACCTGACGCAGAGGAAAGCTTCTTAGGTAAGTTTTTTAACTCTTTCAAGTTATCTATATCCATTCTTAGCATATCATATCAATCAAACTTAACCTCCTTACGAGAGGTATCTATTGTTTCAAGTAAGACCCTTCTGTCTTCTATTAGCCTGTCTATCCCTTCTTGTACTAGTATCCATGCTGGGTCTTCGATTAATCAGGCTAATAGTGCTTTATTTTTCTCAACAATCATTGATATATATTATATAGCTAAAGCTTCTGGTGATGTGCTATTTGTTTTTTGTATATTATTACTAGTTAATTGTGCTTGTGTGTTCCCCATATCTTCTTGGTTTTGTGCTGTGGCTTGTTTAGCTTGTAACGCAGCTTGCTGTCAACTCTCTACAAACAACTTCATCCTTAATGTTATAGCATCGTATTTAGCTTTTGTGTTAAGTGCTCTCTGGTATACATCTATAAACGTCATATGGTCTTGTTCCATCTCTGGGTTAACAGGTGATTCATTTCTATTCAATAACTCTAAATCTCTAATAGCTATAGCCTCGTCTATAGTAGGCTGTATTAAAGAGTTTGCTTCTTCTAATGGTGTACCATTCAAGTAAAACAACTTCCTTAACGCCATAGTCTTTGTGTACTCACTAGAAGCAGGGTTTTGTAATATATAGTTCACTAGCATATTATATCATTGTCTCTCTTCTTCTCTTTTCTCTGTTTCTTCGCTCATACTTGTTATCTTTATATCCACATCATGTTTAGAAACAAAGTCTTTCTTATTAACAGTTATAGGTGTCCTTCACGCTCATTGGTTTATAAGAATGTTCTTCTTATCTGTCATCTTAAAGAATTGTTGATATACTCTATATCGTAATACATCTCGGAACTGTTTCTCTGCTCGTGAATCTATCTTACTACCTAAAACTAGTTTAAGATTAGCGTTCTTTTGCACTCTTTGGTTCTCTGTAGCTGTTATAGAGCTACCTCAGCTTACTCATAAACTTCTTTCATCTAATCATACGTCTGTTTGTCATTGTTGTTTAACTACATTAGGCATATTGTATGCGTCTTGTGTAACTGCTTGTCTAGGTGTTGTGACTACTGGGTTAGGTGTAACAGATAAATCTGCTTTTATATATTTAGGTCATGATGTCTTTTGTTTGAATTGGTTAACATCTTCTATACTTTCTCAATCATATAAGAAGAACTCTCATCGTGCTTCATGTTCAGCTTTGATTCTGTTTAAGTTCATGAACAATTGTTGCATCCTTTGTTTATCTTCTAGTATATCTGGTATAGATACCCCGTATGGGTCTCCTCTTAATGGAGAGTAATGACGTACTACCACAGGGAATGGTATCTTTGAACTATCTTGCTTCTCTTCTTCTCTGACAGCTTTTACTTTCTCAAACGCTAATAATAACGATTGTTCGTTACCTGTTATAACTAGATACTTCTCTCAACCTATAATTGTATAATGGTAATATATAGAGTATTTACTATTTCATGGTACAGTAGCTGTCCCATCTTCTGCTATATTCCTACTCTCGTTCATTAATACTTGTAACTGTTGTTGGTCAAACGAATCTCATTTAACTAACTCAGCTTTTATGTCCTCTATCTCTTTATCTGTTTTAATCTTCTCTGTGTTTAAGAACCTTTTGCTGTTCAACTCCCGTCCAGCAACACTCATCTCAAATCAATGGTATCTGAATCAGTAGTTTATATCATAACTAGAAGGAACTCGTGTACGTGGGTCTGCTACCCTTACTTTAGGTTTCTTACTGACGCTATCCCAACCATCATACATCTCTATCCCTACTCAGTAGAAGAACTTATCTCGTTGTACTTGATATTTCTTTTCTGCTAACCCCATCTCATCATAATCAAACTCAGCTAGATTTTGTAAGTTAGTAGCTTGCATAGTATCTTCAAAATGCCTAGCAGCAAACTTAACTTTTATCTTATCCTGATAATATAGAGATAATAATGTCTCCATCACACTCCTTATCAATCTAACATATATCTTTGTCTTTTGGTCTGCTATATTCATATATAGGTCCATTCTATTCTTGAAAAGCTCCCTCTTACCACGAACCATATCAATACTAGCGTTGTATTCTGCACTCACCTGAGCAAGTACCGAGTCTGTATCAAACCCCTTTGGAAAATCTCGCATATAACCGTATTACCTAATAAAATCACCTTTCTATATCCGTAGTGTATATAAAAGGGACAAGAAAGTCAAGTTTACTAGTACATTTAAAAAAAGTGTTTATAAGACTTGACTTTGGGTTTGGGATTCTTAGTATAATGTTAATTGCAAGGCTTCCGAGGGTTGCACGAGCAAGATACTGCAGATACCTGAACTATACGTAAGTATTGTAAAGAGATGTCGGTCTAGAACGACTCTGCTAGGAATAGTGAGTTTTTTTGTACACAAAAACATAAGAAATTATGCGAAGTACATGATTTTCTTGTATACAGAAAAACCGACCTTAATGTGAAAGTGTAGTTCTCTATACTTATCTTATTGAGGGTTGCTATCCCTAGCAAAAGTTTCCTGAGTTCCGTAAGTATTGTTCTTAGTTAAAAGTAAACGTTTATTAGATATAATAGGTAATCATCTTTAACAAGATAACTAGTAATACATTATGAGTAATAAAAAGAATCCACATCTTTCTTATTGAGCAACCAAGTTATTAGAGATAGTTAATTTCAATAAAAAGATAACACATTTTGAGTGTGCCGATATAGCGTGAATCAATATTAATAAAGCAACCGCCTATTTAGATGTGTTAGTCAGATATAATCTTATAGTAAAAATAGAGTGACCTATCTTTTTATCTAAATGAGTAGATTCACAACAAACTTCTTTATTTTAGCATTTGCAATTTGATTATAAATCATTATACAGTAAATACAATCCTCAGAAGCTGCTCTTCCTATCTGGAAGAGTTTTTCTTAATTAAAAAAAAGATACCAATTAAGGTATCTCTTCTTATTTAAAGCTCATCACTATAATCTATAGAGAACCCTTCTCATATAGTTTCTCAAGATGTTTCTATAGGTTTATCAAGTTCTAAGAACGTCATAGCCAGCGCATCTATAGCATCTGGAGATTTTCAGAACTTCTTTTTCATATCCTTTTTATTCATTATCTCTATCTTACCAGCTGTATTCCTTCTATAATATATCATAGTCAAATCATCCCATCTTTTGTTGTTTACTAGCTCACCTCATTTAATCAACCACTCCCTCATCCTCCAATACATCTCAGCTCTAGGGTTTGTGAACCTTTTTTTATCTCTTGTTCTTCTAACCTCACCTACATTAATAGCTTTAACTCTTTTCCCTTTAAGGGCTAGCTCTTGACTAACGTTAGCTCCTACCCCAAAGTTATCTAAGAATACGTTACTATCTATAACATTATACTCTGTCATAAGTGTATCAGCATCATTAGCGTCTTTCTTGGCAGTAGATTTCCCTCTTACCCCTAATATCTTAGCCTTAAACGTATCTCTTCCTGTAATTATACTCTCATCTCCTCATGTACCTGCAGGGTCTACCCCTAACCTAGTAGGCGATATATCTCAATCTATTGTCTTCCTTATATCTTTATCCTGTATCAATCTTATCCAACCTCAATCTAATACAGCATCTGCTTCAGGAAACTCCCCCAATACCCTTATCCTATAATCGTCGCTGTCCTGTCAATGTTCGCCTACTATCTTCTCTACTATACTCTGGTTAACCACAGGACTCTCTAACCCACTAAACGCTAATTTCTGATACCCGTTATTCAACATCTTATGCGATTTATAGAACGTACCAGTTAATCTCGTAGGGTTACTTATCAATATCATCAACCAGTTAGGCGATGTTAACGCACCAACAGATGCACTAAATATAGCGTCCTCTACCCCACTAGCCTCATCAGCTATCAACATCACTAAACTCATACTATGGACACCAGCTAACGCCTCAGGGTTCTCTTTCTTCCCAGTACGTGCCCTAGCAAACCGTTTGTCTTTCCCCTCATCTTCGTTCCCTATCACCCTTACATAATTCCCAGTTACATCAAACATCTCCCTATACCCGTCAGGCATAGTATTTATCCAACTCTTTATCTCAGGTCGTAATACATCTGCTAACTGGTCACTAGTAGGTGCTGTACAAGGTATCTGCGATTTCTCAAAATTAAATAATCACCATATAATCAATAAACTTATTATCATACTCTTCCCTATCCCATGTCATGACCTTATCGTTATACTCCTATCCTTCTTCCCTGTTATCCCATCCTTTACAGCCTGTACTATAGCTGCCTGCTGCCATGTGATATGACGACCCATTAAAAACTTCTGAAACCATTTAAGCTTTACCTTACTATAGTCACCAGTCTCTTTACATCTTAACCATTTCTCCTTATAATTAGTCTTTACAGGCTGCGGTGTTAACCCCCACATATCCTCTATAAAAGCAAACGGGTT